ATGAATTTAATTTGCGGTTGCAAACAGGTAATCAGAGATGTAGATCTTTGGTTTTTGAAGGATATTGAGAATTTCTCTAAAAGAAAAATTATATTTGCTAATTGTCCTGTTTGCGGAGAACCGGTCGTTACTCTCATTGAAACTCGTACTTCTGATAATCAACAATTTGTCAATAAAAATATTACCGGAATGAAAGCTATACGGATTATTTATAATGAAAAAACTCGGATTTTAGCTAAACGACAAAATATCAATGCTTCTGATGTGTTCGGTTGGGTCTATGGTGTTAATGTCGGTATCACTAATAAAAAAGGTGATATAACTCAAACTAGAATGTATGCTTCTAGCTTTGATGGTAATAAAAGACGATTGGTTGATACTATATATTTCTCAAAGTGAACTCTCTCTTCTTATTATATTCCTCGACACAAAGAATGGAGTTTTCTTTGTGTCTGAGGTTATTATATGACTGGGTTACCTATTCTATCTTACAAGCAGAATAAATTTGTTAAGCTATACATTCTCTATCAGATGAATGCATCTGAAGCTTATCGTACAGCTTATAGTTCGCTAGCTAATACAGCAACTTGCTCGGTTGAAGCTTCAAGATTATTGAAAAACCCTAAGATAACCCCATGGATAGACTATTACAGAGAGAAAATACAAGAAAGTATTGATGATGATATTAAATATTCGCTTAAAGAAGCTTTTAATGAGTTTGATGAATTGAAATGTATTGCTCTTGAATCTCTTGATCAATATAATAGACCAAATGTTGCAGCTGCTAATAAAGCAGTAGAAATGAAATGTAAATTAAAAGGTTACTTTAAAGATGATGTAAAAGCTTCAGCATCTGTTGTGATGCAAATGGATAATGTTGAGATTGATGGGATTCCTCTACAGCTGAATATTGGAGAAGATCCAGATGTATCTGAAGAAGAACAATAATAAATCAGCTTGTAAACTTCCTGCAATTTTAAATATCCCACCAAAGTTATTGAAAATTTTGTTTGAATTAAATCTACATCCATTGTTTTTGGCTGAAGGTGGTAGATGTTCAGGAAAAACTCAAGCTATCGGTCGAATTATTTTATACGTAGGTGAAAAGCGGAAAGTCCGTGTTTGTGTTGGACGTGTAATTAAAGATTCGGTTAAAGAGTCCGTTCTTGAGTTGTTCAAAAATCTTATTGAAGAATATGGACTAGATTGGGAAGTCACGGATTCTCGTATCGTACACAGAAAAACTGGTTCAGTAATCTTTTTTAAAGGGTTTAGGCAACAAGAAATTGTCAACATAAAAGGGCTTGAAGGTGTTGATATTCTTTGGATTGATGAGGCTGAAACAGTTACTAAACGTGCCGTGGATGTAATTGTTCCGACAATTCGTAAACAAAATTCTATAATCATTTTTACAATGAATAGATATGTTAAAAATGATGCTGTTTATGAATACTGCACAAAAAGAAAAAAGTGTTTACATATTCATATAAATTATTTCGATAATCCATTCTGCCCGCAAAAAAATATTGAAGAAGCAGAAGAATGCAAAAGAACTAATTTATCTGATTATAATCATATCTGGTTAGGGTTACCATTGGAACAAGGTCTTAATTATTTGGTTTCTTCTGAAAAAATTGAAGAAGCTTTAAATTTAAAATATAACAATGAAAAACATTCAACAAATATTGTTATGTCTGTTGACTTCGCAGCTTGCGGTGGTGATTTATGCGTAGCTAAAAAGATTGTTCAACAATCTACAACCGTTTGGGAAGATGTTGAAACCGTTACTTGGACATCTGCCGATACAGATGTTACCAAAGGGAAAGTAATGAATCTATATGCTAAATGGCAACCAAATGTATTGATCGGTGATGCTGATGGTTTGGGTTATCCAATAATGTGTTCATTGAAAAATTCACTTGAAAATGTCGTGATGTTTCGTGGGGCTTTGCAAGCTAAAAAACCTACTAATGGTAATGCCAGAGCTGACGGTTATATGGCTCTTAAGGAAATGCTTGAGGGTGGTTATTTAAAACTTAATTGTCAAAACACAGCAAGACAAATTGAGTACATGAAAACAAAATGGAGTCCTACATCTGGTAAAGTTTTTATCTTGGATAAAAAAGAAATTAGAAAAGAACAAAATGAATCTCCGGATTTTGCTGATACTTTGATGATGGCCATTTATGGGATTTTTTATTATCCACAATATTTCTTGAGTCCGCAAGGGAAAAATAATATTACGGATTTCAAAGTTGAATCAGATTTTGATATATACGCAGACTAAATATGAAAGGATATTGTTATGTGTTCAACTCCTAAAGCTCCAAAAGTTGATGATACTCCAATAGAAACTGTTGCTACTCCAACTTTGGCTGATGCATCCGTTTCTAAAGCATCTACAAATACTCGTAATAAAGCAGCTTCTTTGGCTAGCAGAAATATTAAAACTTCTGCCAGAGGTTTGTTAGATGAAGTAACTACTACGAAAAAAGGTTTGTTAGGTGAATAATGATGAAAAGAAAAGGTTTAGATGTTGAAGAAAAAAATCTTAATGAGCTAAAAGTTCATAAACCTAAAGATTTTTCTTATACAACTAAATATTTTAATACTAAAAAAGCTCAAATGGATATGGTGTTTAATCAAATATTACCTGACCTTAGAGAATTGTCTGAGTTCTTTGCCCCTAGAATGAGCCGTTTTTTAGTTAATGACGTTAATAAACCTATTAAACGATCTAAAAAAGTTATCAATTCAATTACTCTCACAGCGGTTAAAAATTTTGCCTCAGGGATGCAATCTGGTGCAACTTCTGCAGCTAATCGTTGGTTTAAAATTCAGATGAAGAATAAAAAGTTGAATGATGTACATGATGTTCGGGTATGGTGTTCTCAAGTTGAAGATCTTTATAGGCGTATTTATTCATCTTCAAATTTTTATCAAAATATGCTAGGTGTTTATAAGCAGTTAGGAACTTTTGGTTTTGCTGTTTTATTGATGGAATCAGACTATAAAACAGTTGTTAATTTTAAACTTTTACCGATTGGTTCTTATCGCTATGCCAAAGATCATAGAGGTGATGTTGATACTGTTTGTCGTCATTTTAAAGAATATGCAAAAAATATCGTCGATAAATATGGATATGAAAATTGTTCTGAATCTGTAAAAACAGCTTATGATAATGGTTCAGATTCTCAGTTTGAATTGGTGTACTTTGTAGAACTAAATAAACAATATAATCCTAATTCTCCGTTATCTAAATATAAAAAATATATATCGGCAACCTATATCGCAGGTGAAGATAAATTTCTTAAATTGTCTGGTTTCGATAAATTCCCGTTTGCAGTTTTTGAATCAGAAGTAAATGGAGAAGATGTTTATCCTTCAAATTGTCCAGGTATCGATGCTCTTCCTGATGCTAGACAGTTGATGATGGAAACAAAAGAGTTTTCTAAAGCTTTGAAAAAGATTGTTACTCCATCATATAAAGGTCCTGCATCTTTACAAAAATATAAAGGACTCATGGATGCTCCAGGACAAATTGTCCCTGAAGATGAAAATGGTCGTGGCTTATCTCCAATGTATGAAGTGAAGCCTCAAGTGTTGGAAATTAGTAATCATATTGAAAAATTAGAAGATGTTATTAAACAACATTTTCATAACGATATGTTTGCCGTCATTCTAAATACAGCAGAACGAGGTAGAACAGCAACAGAAGTTAATGAAATAAAAGAAGAAAAAATGGTTCTTCTTTCTCCAATATTAGATCAAGTTCATAAAGGGTTGCGATCTGTTCAAGATTTTGTTTTTGCTGAAACTATTGAAACAGAAATCCTACCATTACCACCAAAAGTTATTCAACAAGAAGAAATGGAAACTGAATTTGTTTCAGCTCTTGCTCTTGCTCAAAAAGTTAAAGGAATAGCAAGCATTGAAAGATTTACGACATTTACAACAAATATTGCTATGGCTATTGACCCGACTTTATTGAAAAAAATAAACGGAGATAAAATAGTTGATGATTATGCTGAGATTGCAAATGTTAATCCAGAATATGTTGTACCTACTGAGGAAGTTAATAAGTATCGTGAACAACTGGCTCAGCAACAAGCTCAGCAAGAACAATTACAACAACTACAACAAGGTTCTGAAATGATTAAAAATATGGGTGGTGTTGATGCTGTTGGTGCTGATTTAGCAAGCAGAATGGGTATGTAGATGAATAAGGATGAGTTGTTAAGACTTAACAATGTCTTGGTTGATAAAGACGGATTTGAAGTTGTTGCACTTCTTTTGAAACAGTTGGGTGCGTTTGAAAGAAATTATAATCATACCGCATCAGATAGAGAAGTATTTATGACTCAAGGTTATAGAAATAAAGGATTATGGCTCCTTGATAATTGCTTTAAGGCCAATCCTGAGAAGTATATCGAGTTGTTAAACAAAAATGAAAGGGGAAATTTATGACACAACAAGATTTGACAAATAAGGCTGAAAATTTAAATGCAGAATTAGATTTAACTCCACCTCAAAGTGTAGCTGATGATTCTCAAGATGAGGATGTAAAACCATCTGATGATAACTTAGATGATGATTCAAGTAATGATGATAACGCTAAAAATAGTGAGGGTGAGAATGTAGAGTTGTATGGTGCTCCGGAATCATATGACTATTCTGAAATTGAATTGCCAGAGAATATGGTTCTTGATGAAGAATTGGTTAATCAGTTCAATCCGATTGCTAAAGAACTAAATCTTTCAAACAAATCCGCAAATAAGTTGATGTGTCTGGGTGTAGAATTAGCTAAGAAAAATTTTGCAGGTGTAGAAAATATAGCTTCAGAACTACAAAATGCAGAACGTCTATCTTATGAAAAATTGTTGGTTGAAGATACAGAGTTTAAAGCTTTTTCAGATGAACAGTATGATCAATATCTTTCTGTCGCTAATACTGGTATTAAAGCCGTTGCAACACCAGAATTTCAAGAGCTTGTTAAAGCTAAAGGTTTAACTAAACATCCTGCGTTTATTAAAACTTTCCACGCAATTGGAAAGCTTTGTTCTAATGACAGGGTCCCTAATGGTGAACCTGTTGGGAAATCAGAACGACCTGCTGATATTTTGTATAACAAAACAGGAGGAAATGAACAAGAAAATTAGTTCTGCAAGAGTAGCAGTTAATAACTCGTAGTACAAAAATTTGAGTGTTTTGGTAGCGAACAGCTTTATTACCACACTCAAAAATATATTTAGTTATGCAAAGACAATGTGTGTCTTGCTATTTTGAAAGGAGAAATGAAATGCCAAATGTTGTTGGAGAAACTTATTTAACTCTTAAAGACAAGTTAGCACAAACTGAAAACGGTAAAATTACAAGTACAGTTATTGACTTGTTATCTAATACTTCATCTGTTTTAGAAGATGCTGTTGTTGTAGAGTGTAACAGCGGTCATCATCATAAAACTACTGTTAGAAACGGCTTGCCTGAAGCTGAGTTTAGAAAATACTATGGTGGTGTTAGCTGTTCTAAAGGTGAATATACTCAAGTTACTGATGCTACTGGTATGCTTGAAGTTTATTCTGAAGTAGATAAATCTTTAGCAGATTTGAATGGTGATGTTAATCAGTTTAGATTGAATGAATCTCAAGGGTTCTTAGAAGCTATGAACCAAACTGTAGAAGAAAATATTTTCTATGGTAATAAAGATACTAACCCTGCAGGTTTTGATGGTTTGGCTAATCGTTATAATAAAATTTCTACAGCGGATGATAAAACTATCGGGAATTTTGTTATTGATGCCGGCGGGCAAGGTGATGAAAATACTTCAATCTATTTTGTAACTTGGGGTAACTTGCATACTCATCTTATCTATCCAAAAGGCTCTAAAGCAGGTTTACAACACGAAGATAAAGGCCCTCAAACAAAACAATTACCAGATGGTAAAATGTATGAAGTTTATCGTTCTCATTACAAATGGGATGTTGGACTTACTGTTCGTGACTATCGCTCTACTGCTCGTATTGCTAATATTGATGTGGCAAACTTAAATGCTACTGATTTGATTGACAAAATGGTAGATGCTTGGGCTGCTATTGAAGATTATGCAAAAACAGGAAAAACTGTTATTTACTGTAATCGCAAAGTTAGAACCGCATTACATAAACAAGCTATGAACAAAACAAATGTTCATTTATCAATTAGCGAATATGCGGGTAAACCTGTTGTTGAGTTCTTAGGTATTCCTATTAAAACTTGTAACAAAATCTTAAACACTGAAGATATTGTTCCTAAAGTTGCTTAACCTTTCTTTTTAATACCACATCGGGGTTTGAGGGTTAATCTCGTTACTGCTATCAGAAATGATATCAGCATAACCCTCTTTGTATCACATAATTAAATTGATAGGAGAAATTAAAATGTTATTAGATGCTCAAAATCTTTTTTCTGATGCTCAAAAAATAACTACAACTGCAGTATCAACAAATGTCGTTTGTTTAGCAAAAGGTTTGTTGAAAGAAATGGCTTTTGGAACTCCAATTCCTTTTATTGCTCAAGTTGTAGAAAAATTTGAAGGTGCTACTTCCGTTAAATTGGTAGTTGAAACCTGTGATGATACTGAATTTAATGAGGCTGAAACTTTAGTTGAAACAGGTGTAATTCCTGTCGCTGAACTTGTTGATGGTTATAAATTCCCTGTAGCTTATGTTCCAAAAGGTAACAAAGGTTATATCCGTACAAAATACGTAGTTGATGGTACTGCAACTGCAGGTGCTATTACTGCAGGTTTTGTTGCAGCTCATGATAATTCTTATCAAGATATGTAATTAAAGTTTTGTGTTGAGTCATATGCTCTCCCTTCTTAAACCTCTATCTATTAGATAGGGGTTTAGGGATAGCATAAATTTAAGGATTAGAGAAAATGTCAGAAAATAAAGAAGAAAAAAAGGAAAAAAAAGAATTTGGGAAATTTGATAGATGGGAAGTTATGAATGCAGTTGATACTATTATCAGAGCTGAACAAATCAAGCTTGATAAAGAGATGATGAAATATGTTCTTCCTGAATTAGAAAAACAAAAACAAGCTCTTGACAGAGCCTCATCTGCTGCCGAAATTCTTTTTGGGAAAAAAGAAAATTAGTACATACAAAATGTTGAAAGGATTAAAGTAATGAAAGTAACAGCAAAAATTAAAATCTTTTATAAAGGTTCTATTTATAAACCAGGTGAAAAGGTTGATATTAAAGGCAATATTGCTCCTTCTTGGGCTAAAGAATATAAGCCTGTAAAAGAAGAAAAACAACCTGTAAAAATTGAAGCTGATAAAACTCCTGAAGAATTGGAATCTGATAAAAATACTACAGAAGAAAATTCTGATGAGTATGTTGATAAAACTCCTGAAGAATTGGAATCTGATAAAAATACTACAGAAGAAAATTCTGATGAGTATGTTGATAAAACTCCTGAAGAATTAACAATAATTCTTGATAATCTTATCAATAAGGCTATTGAAAAAGATATCATTATTGAAGATGCAGATAAAAAATCTGTTATAGAACAAATTATGGAACTTGAAAAAAAGTTAGCTGAGGTTCAAGAATAATGTGTGTAATTTCTGCGTTAGTAGCAACGGGTATGACAACTGCAATGGCTTGGGCTACTACTATTTCAACTGCGGCAAGTCTTATCGGAACCGCAGTTGGGGTTACGTCTAGTATTCAACAAGGTAAAGCTCAAAAAGCTCAATATAATTATCAGGCGGCTGTTGAAAGACGTAATGCCCAAAAGGCTCAAGCTAATGCTGAACAAACTCGTCAAGAGGGCATTGAAGAAGCTCGTATGCAAAGAATGAAAACTATTCAAAAAATAGGAGCTCAACAAGCTGCAATGGCTGCTAATGGATTTGATATTGCTTCCGGTACTAATCTTGATGTAGTGGAAGATACTGCTGCAATTGGTGAATTGGATGCGTTGACAACAACTTATAATGCAGAAACAAAAGCTTTATCTTATGAATCTCAATCAGAAAATCTTACAAATCAAGCTAACCTTGATGTCATTGCAGGACAAAATGCTTATCGGGCAGGTGTTACTAATGCTATTGGCACAGGACTTAAAGGACTTGGTGATGCGGCAAAAGTTTCAGCAGATTGGTTTGGTAATAATTCTGTTGGAGTTAGTACAGAATATAATACTCCGACTGCTTCAAATCGTAAGTTGAAAAGTGGAAAAGGATATGTTGGTACTTTACCAACTTTTTAGGAGTGGGAAATGAGTTTTTCAAGAACAAATATTTATAATATTGCGTTATCTAATCTTGGGGTTTCTACTCCAATATCAAATTATAATGAAAAAAGTCCTTATGCCGTTATTATCAATAACTACTATGAACTTGCCAGAGATACTGTTTTAGAAGCTCATGAGTGGTCGTTTGCTAATGCATATAAGGAATTAGCTTTATCTCAGTTTAAATCACCAGACCCTAATTTTTCTTATGCGTTTGCATACCCAAATGATTGTATTGCTCCTCGAGCAGTTATTGATCCTGCTGACAGAAAAGAAAAAAAATGTATTCCGGCTATTGATGAAACTACAGGTGAAAAAATTATTCTTACAAATTGTAATCCTTGCATTCTTAGATATACAAAAACTGTTTTGAAAGAACCGTTTTTTTCTGCTGCATTTGTTAATGCGTTAGGACATTACTTAGCTTATATGTCAGCTCAATCAATATTAGGCTCAGGTAATAAAAAGAATACAGAATTGCAAGATTATCAAATTGCTATTAGACAAGCTATTGTTACAGATGCTCGTAAAACTGAAGTACACGATCAAGATGATTCTGATTTCACAGATGCAAGGAATTGATTAATATGGGAACAAGAATAACTCAATCAAGTTTTACAAGAGGAGAACTCACTCCTCGTCTTGATTCAAGAACGAACTTAGAACAATACGCAATAGGTTTAAAAACTGCCAAAAATGCCATCATTCATCAAGAAGGTGGGATTTCAAATCGAATGGGATTGGAATATTGTGGCATTGCTTTATATAATGATAAACATACTCGTTTGATGAAGTTTGTTTTCAATTCTGAACAGACTTATATGCTTGAATTTGGGGATTATTATGTTCGCTTTATTAAAGATGGTGGGTATATCGTTTATCCGGAGGAACACGATAAAGCGGGACAACTTGTTCAGATATCTTCTCCTTATCCTGCTTCTGTTTTGTCACGTCTTAAACGTACTCAATCCGGTGATATCCTGACTCTAACTCATCCTGATTATCCTACTAAAAATTTAATTAGGTATTCTCATTATGATTGGGTAATTGAAAACGCTGTTTTTCAACCGGAAATAAATGCTCCAACAAATGTAACTGCTAAATGGACTGGTGATACAGAATCTAATACAAGAACTTATAGTTATGTTGTTACTGCCGTTAATCCAGATACTAATGAAGAATCTAAACGTTCTGCTGTTGCTACTGCAAAAGGGCATAGAGAAGCTAGTTGGTTAACTGATGAATATATGACAATTAGTTGGACTGCTGTATCCGGAGTGAAAGAATATAATATTTATCGTGCTGTAAATGGTGTATATGGTTATGTTGGAACATCTGAAGGCACAACTTTTACTGATGATAATATTGAACCAGATTTAAAATCTACTGCTCCTGTTTATAGGAATCCATTCTTGAATAATAATTACCCGTCTTGCTCTTGTTATTACCAACAAAGAAAAATGTATGGTTGTTCAAATTCTTCTCCTCAAACTCTTTGGACATCTCAAACAGGTGCAATAAATAATTTTAATGTTTCAAGACCTTTAGTTGCGACAGATGCCGTAACTTTGAATATGGATGATAAAGAAGTTAATGAAATTAGACATCTTGTCCCATTGAAAGATTTAGTTGTTTTGACTTCTAATTCTGAATGGTCTGTTAATGGTACGGATGGTATATTTCAAGCTAATCCTACTCCTGCTTCTGTTGTTCAATCTAATTATGGTTCTTCTCATGTTGAACCGATTGTTTCAGGTAAAAAAGTTATATTTGTACAAGCAGGTGGTTCTGTAATTAGAGAGCTAGGTTATGAAATAATGTCTGAAGGTTATGATGGTGATGAATTATCCTTATTCTCATCTCATCTTTTTGAAGGGAAAGAAGTTGTTTATATAGCTTATTCCAAAGAGCCTTATAGAATTATTTGGGTAATTTTTAATGATGGAACGGCTGCAACTTGTACTTACAATCCTAAACAAAAACTTTGTGGTTGGACACGTTTAGTTACTGATGGTTATTTTGAATCTGTAGATGTTGTGCGTGAAGGTTTGGAAGATGTTGCATATTTTGTAATAAGAAGAAATATCAACGGGCAGGATGTTAAATTTATTGAAAGAACTAGAACTAGAGTAATAAATGATGCAACTCAAGCTTTTCTTGTTGATTGTGGTCTGTCTGCAGTGTTTGAGGAACCAATAACTCGTGTATCCGGTTTGGATCACCTTGAAGGTAAAACTGTTATTGTTAACGCTGATGGCGGTATTATTACAGATTTGATTGTTCAAAATGGTGAAATTACTTTGTCTAGTCCTGCTAAATCTATTATTGTAGGTTTACCTTATGAGTTTGAAATTGAAACACTTAATATTGAAGGTGAAAATACTCAAGGTTTAAAGAAAATAATAAATTACGTAGTTGCTAAAATTTATAAATCCAGAGAAGATTTTATATTTTGCGGTTCTGATGGTTCAGAGTTTAGAAATGCTAGATCTGATGAATCAATTGATGATACAAGTTTGTTGTTTTCAACTAATATAGGTGCAACTATTCTAGCTGTCCCTCAAGATGATGCGGTTGTTCGTATAAAACAAAACTATCCATTACCGCTTACTATACTTTCATTAAGTGCGGTTGTGGATGTTCAAGATAATGAAAATAATTAGGAGAACATTATGGCTGAAAATTTATTTGAATTAGTCGGTAGAGTGGGTTGGATGGATATTTCAACTACAGATAAAGGTACTATTATTACCAAAATTAATTTAGGTGTAAAGGTTTCTAAAGAAGAATGGAATAATTTTTTTATTACCTTCATGAATTCTGCTGAATCTAAAAAACGTATCGCAGAACAAATTGCTGAACAATGTAAAGAAGGTGATTATATTCGTGTTAAAGGTGTTTTACGTGTAGATAAATTCACTCCTAAAAACGGAGAAAAAGAAGTTGAAAAAGTTTCTTTAATTGGTTGGCTATTTAATCACGTAAAATTTGATGAGTTTGAAAAAAGGTTTATAGATGTATAGAAAACAAAAAAATGAGTCTGATGTACTATACATCTTGAATCATTTAAGAAATGATGACGAAGAAGAAGTTCGAGCAATTCATGGTGATAATTGGAAAGAAATTGTTTTCAATGACATTATGAAAACCGATTTTGATGTATTGATGGGGGTTACTAAAAATGGTGATGTCCCTGTTTGTATGGGTGGAGCTTGGCATATTGAAGGAAATCCCGATAATGTTGGTGTTGTTTGGATGTTATGTACTGATGAAATTATTAATCATAAACTTTGTTTACTTCGTGAATTAAAAAAAGAATTTAAAAAGTACGATAAAAAATTTTGGTATTTGTATAACTATATATACAGCAAAAATGAATTTGCAAAAAAATGGCTGAAGTGGATTGGGTTCAGGTTCGATACTCCAAAACCTTTAGGTCTGAAACTCCCTAAAGGTTTTGAGTTTTTTTATCGAGTTAATACAAGAAAAGGATTATTAGAGGAGAAATATAATGCCTAAAGTTCCTCAATTTGATAGAGAAGTTGGTTATAATAGCACTCCATTGCGTATGGATAGTTATAATCTTGATGGTAATATGTTTGGACAGGCTAATGCTCAAGCTCTTGGTAATTTGGGTGAAGGTCTTGATGTTGTTGCAAAGGCCTCTTTGAAAATTAGAGATACATTAGAAGAAACAAAACTTACAGAATTTAATAACTCGCTTGAACAGTGGAAACAAGATAATATGTTTGCTAAAGAATCAGGTTATTTAAACAAACAAGGAATTGATGCTGCAGGGAAATCCGAAGATGTTTTAAAAAGCTATGATGATTTTGTTACAGAATGGAAAAATAGCAATAAAGTTTCCAATTCCAATATAGGAAGAATTGAACAAATAGCTTTGGCTAAAAGGTCTTGGGTTCAACATTCTGCAACTGCTCATGATTTGAAACAAACAGAAATTTATTCTTCCACTCAAGGAAAAATCGGTATTGATAATGCTATTAAAAACGCTGTAGCTGAACGCTATAACCCCGATGGTATAAAAGCTCAAATCGCTAATGTTCAAAAACTTGCTCAATGGCAAGGTAATTTGAACGGTGCAGATTCAACTACTATTGAAGCTATGCAAAAAGATGGGGTTTCTAGTTTGTTGTGTGCAGTTTTAGATACAAAAATTCAAGAAGGTGATTTATCTGCTAAAGATTTCTTTAATCAATATAAAGATCAAATTCATGCAAATTATCATTCAAAATATATTGGCCAGATTAAAGCTGAAGAAGATAAATATTTAGCAAAAAATTTGGCAGATGAAATCTTTAATTCAAGTGAAAGTGAAGAAGATTCAAGAAATAAATTAAAAGCTAAAGAAAAAGAACTTACTATTGAACAATTTGATGCTACTCAATCTCGTTTGGATGCAAATTGGGCAAGAAAAAGGAAAGCTGAAAAACAATATCAAGACGATCTAATGACTTCTAATTATGAAGTTATAGATAAGAAATTAGCTAATGGTGAACTCGTTTCAAATGAAGATTTGAATTATGAAGGATTAACACCTCAGAATCGTATGGCTCTTAGAAATTATGTAAATGAAATATCTAAGGCCGGAGATGTTCAAACTAGAGATTATATTTATGATGATTTGTATCAACAATCAATAAATGATGCCCAAAATTTTAAAAACTTGAATTTGGCTCAGTATAGACCTTATTTATCTGCTAGTGATTATAAGGCTTTCCAAAAACGTCAACAAGAAATTCAGAATTTTACTCCTACTCAATTACAAGATGATGCAAAAATCATAAAAGATGCAATAGAGATGTATGATTTAACCGGCAAAATTGGAAAACGCAAAGGGGATGTTGATCAAGCTTTTGTTAATTCCGCATCTGCTTATGTTAGAGAATATGAATTGAAACATGGGAAAAGATTGACAGGGGCGGAATTAAATGCGGTTGTATTAGATTTTGCAAAAACATTCAGTTACGAAAATCCCGCAGAAAAAACAAAATTATATGAACTTTACGCTCAAGGGATGAATACTAAAGTAGGGTTTACTCGTGATGTTCTTTCAGATTGGGAGCTTGCAAAAAAACAAAAAGGAAGAGATTTAACTCCTGAAGAAAAATATGAGATAGTTCAAAATAGGTTAACTATAACTGAATCTGCAAATAATAATGAATTATCTCGAGCTCTTGCGCCGATTAAAGAAGGTGATATTTGGAATGGTCACAGAATAACGTCTTTGTTTGGTCAAAGAAATCAACCTACTAAAGGTGCTAGTACAAATCATTTAGGTATTGATTTGGCTTATAACATGAATGAACCTTTTACTGCGTATGCAAGTGGTGTGGTTGTTAATGTTTCTAAAGATGATGATTTAGGTAATTTTGTAGATATCAAATCTCCGGATGGAACGATTCACAGATATGGACACGCTAATAAAATTACAGCCATCAAAGGACAACAAGTTAATGCGGGGCAGATAATTGGTATTGCAGGTAGTACAGGAAAATCAACAGGGCCACACGTTCATTATGCAAAACTTGTAAATAATAAATTTGTAAATCCTCTAGGTCCTAGAGGCGAGGTTGACACATCTAACAAAGGATGGGCTTTTTAATATGACAATAAACATATCAGCGGAAGATACAAAACTTTTTGAAGAAAATGGATATACTTATTCTGATGTTAATAATACTGTTACACATTATCGTAATATTGGTTTGAGTGATGAAGAAATCCAAACAAAAATAAATGATAGGATTAATGTTTTTAAAACAAGGAATAAAGATTTGCCTGTTATCTACACTGCTCCTAAAAGAAATTTGTTTACGGATATGAGTAATGCTTTTAAATGGGCCTCTCAAGTTCCAATGTCCGCATTTGAAACTTCAAAGAAAAATGTTGAAATTGCGGATTTAGAAATGAAAGGAATTTATCCTACATCTAAATTGACGAATGCGGATAAACAAAGGTTAGATTCTTTACAAGCTCAAGGTTCTAATTATAAATTTAATGCTCAAAATAATTATGGTATTGAAAATCCTGCATATAAATATGAAGCATCTACTTTATTAGGACTTGCAGAACGTACTCCAAAATTTTTAAAAAAATCATATGTTTCAACAATGGAGCAATTACCAATATTATGGGAAATTGCGAAATCAAGTGGTGTTGGTGGTGCTGTTGGTGCGGTTGGTGGTGCTGTTGTTGGTGGAGGTTCTGCATTTGTAGCAGGGCAATTAGGACCTCAAGCTGCAACTCCTGAAGAAGTTGTAACTGTTCCAACAGGTATGATTACTGGAGCTAAGCAAGGTGCTTTATGGCTAGGTAGAACAGGAGCAGCTAAAAAGGTTTTTGAACTTGAAGCCGGATTGGCAAAAAATGAATTAAGACAATTAAATAATGAAATTATTGCGGAAGGTGGAGAAACTTTATCTGAAGGTGAAATGAATTTGTTGGCTATTGGTGTTGGTGGTGCTAATGCCGGACTTGAGTATTTTTCATTGAATCAGATGTTAAAAACTGTTCCAGGGGGAAAAGCCTTATTAGATAAATTAAAGAAAAATGAGTTAAAAGAACTTGTAAAAAATCCTACAGTAAGAGAACAAATGATGGGGATTTTGAAAGAGTATGGGAAAGCTGTATTAACTGAAGGTGCAACCGAAGCAGCTCAAGAAGCAACTCTGATTGTTGCAACTGAAAGAGCTAGAAAGCTAGGTGGATTAGATGCCACTCCATTAGAAAAGAAGGTGCAAAGAGTTCTTGATGCGGGAATGATGGGAGTTGGTGCAACTTTATTTTTGGGTGCTGTTGGTTCTGTCGGACAGGCCAGTTTTATTATGACTAAACAAGGAATGAGTCCTAAAGCAGCTAAAGAAAAAGCTGAAAGTATGTCAGATGAAGAACGTCATTTGTTTGTCCAGGAACATGAAGATATTTTAGTTAAAGAAGGTTCGAAGCAATTTGTTGAAAAACAAAATGTTCAGAATTTACAAAATGCCTATTATGAGCAAATGAAAAATATGGGGATTGAAGAAGATGAAGCAACTTCAACATCATCCCTTATGGCTAATTCATTTAATCAGCTTGCTAAACAGTTAGATATGGATGTTAGTGAAATTGAAAAAGAAGCAAATATTCAGATGCAAAATTTGACTGTTGAAGAAGCTCAAAATCAATGGGCAAAAGATAATGAAATTGCAAGAGCTCAATTAAGTAAAGATACACAATTTCAGTCTGCTATGTATAAAAGTCCAAAGAAAACTTTTAATGAATTTTATGAACAGGTTTTTGAAAAAGAAAAAATAGCAAACGAAAATAATGAAATTCCTAATAAAAGCTATTTTGATTATACAACTCAAAATGTTTCAGTAAGAATACCACATGATACTGTTGTGCACGATGAAAATGAACATCAATTAACTTCAGAACAATGGCAATATGTTATTGAGAATTTAAATAACTCCGTTGATGCAGTAATAAGTGATAAACCTCGTTTTAATGGTCTGCCAGTCCTTCTGAAAATTGTTGGAGAGAATAATGAAATATATGGTGCTGTTGTTGAATTTTTTGATAAAAAACAGCCATTAGTTTCTACTATTTTTACTGATACAGAGAAAAATATAGATAATTGGTTCAAAAAAATAAGGGTTGCTCAAGCGAAGAAAAAATCTTCCGTTACCACAAAGGGAATGCTCTTGAGTCAGGACCCTACTAATATTATAAACTATGTTAACACAAAACTCAAGCCTAGTGTAAATAAACATGAAGCTCATTTTCAGTTGGTGAATAATGTAGAAGCAGAATTTGGTGATAGTGTCGAATCTATTACTGATATATTGCGTGCTGATATTGAAAATATTATCGAAGAAAATTATTTGGATGAATCTGAATTTAAACTTGAAGATGTCAAATTGTATGGATCATATACAACCGGTAAAAATAGAGTTGATTCTGATTTAGATGTATTGGTGCAATATTCAGGAACAATGAGCGAAGATGGTGCATTCAATATGTTTGCTGAGGCGGATTTGTCTATCACAGATAAAACTGGCCACAAAGTTAAAGTTGATATAAATCCAATTAAAGCTGATGATTCAGGTACGATTGATGAGTATTTAGATAGAAATAAAGACTATATTAAAACACATTTTCAATCTATTGGTATTTTTGACAAGGTTAAACAAATTCTTTCTAAAAAAGAAAATCATAAAAACATTAACTCAATAGATGATCTTATTGAGATATTCCCATTGTTTAATAGGATTTCTGATTTCTTTGAAGATATAAAAGATGTCAAAATGGTTGTAATAACTGATGAAAATAATCCATCAAAAAATGGTTATTACAGTCCTAAAGAAGATGTGTTTTATTTGAATGCAGCATCTAATGCATACAAAAATAATCCGACATCTAGAATATTAACTATACTTCATGAGTTACAACATGCAAAACAAAAAAGATTGTATGTTCGTTACGCAAAAGAATTGAAAGAAAATAAGAATCTTTCAGAATTAGAAAAACAATTAAGAGAAACTTATATTGCTGATTATAAGGCAACTGGTAAAGCAAATAGAAAATATCAAGATTTTAAAAAGAAATATAAACAAGAATTAATCAAAGTTGGGGAATTACAAAGAAGTGGTGTAATAGATAATCCAAAGTTTAAAAAATATAAAAATATTGAATGGAAAAAGAATTTTTTATATAATGACTATTACAATTCAGTAGGGGAAGTCGAAGCTAGAAATATAGCTGATGAGTTGTTAAACAAATTAGGATTGAAGGAGCAATATGAATACGAATCAACAAAATCCATTATTCCCTTGGGAATGGGGGTACGAACTTTATCAAGATTGTATGGAGATGGGTTACACTCATCAGGAAACCTTGGATTATTTGAAGTGGGCGAGAAACCTATCCAACGATCCGGAATATCAGGAATTCGTCAAGAAAATGAAAAAGAAATAAGACCTTATTTCCAAGATGTTCATACTGAAGAAAGTGTTAATATTAAACCGATAGAACTTCAAAAGGATGCTGTTCCGAATTTTAATAAAGTTACTGATTTGAAAAAATGGATTGAAGATAATTTGAATTTATTAGGTGATGTTCAAATTAAGAGCAATAACAGAATTGTTCATTTTTCAAAAAGCAATATTGGTCGGTCAATGAAAAGCATAAATAGAAATTCTGTTAAAAGAAATTCTTATGCAGGATTAAAAGAACTTGTTGAGAATTCTGTTTATAGTTACACAAAAGAAGTTGACGAAAGACATTCAAAAAGAAATAACGGACAAGAAATATATCACAATGCGTTTATTTATGACGGCGAAATTTACGGAATTGAAATATCTATTGATATTCCTAAAAATACCAATACAACGCATTCATATGCAGGACACAAAATAAAAATAATAAAGAAAGCACCTGAAGTCAATGGTACTAAACTTCCCGACTTAACAGGTGCTAATATTAGTATAAACGATATTAGAACACTTTTCAACCCTAATGTAAATATCGGTAAAGCACATTTTCAATCCAATACTGAGGAAAATATAAATGATGCACGTGGGTTTACTTACCAAAGACAAAATTTCGATGGTTCTGCTAGAGAAAATTTGATTGTGCTTTTGAAAAATAAAGCTGATAAATCTACTCTTATGCATGAGTTTGGTCACGTTTATTTAAACACATTGAATGCTCTTGCATTAAAAAATGCTAAAGCTAAAGAGTTGTTGATTACTGTTAACAAGTATTTGCGACATGATGGTGGAGAATATACTGTAGAACAACATGAAAAATTCGCTCGTGGTTATACGGCTTACATTGCACGTGGTAAAGCTCCGTCATATTCTTTAAAAAGAGTGTTTGAAAACTTTAGAAAATGGTTAAATGGTATTTATACCGATTTGCAAGTATCTAATGATATAGAACTTGATAATGAAACTATTAAAGTTTTTGAAACTTTATTAGGTGATGTTACTCTTGATGCTCAAAAAAATGAAGCATCTCAAATTGTTTTATTTGCACGTAAAAATGCTAATATACGTTTTGTTGATGAAGCTGAAAAAAGAGTTAATATAAATCTTAATCAGCTTACTCCAAAACAAAAAAGATATCGTGATACTGCTTACGATATTATTTGGTATGCAATTTCTCATTCAAATAATCCGGATATAAAATTTGTTAAAAGCCGTCGTCAACTAGTAATGATATTGGGTAATCAAACTAAAAGGTTTGGTAAAAGAAATAAAAGTATTAAATTGCAGGCTGAAAAAATTGGTGAGTTTCTTGCTGATTGTGATGATGTATTTTCAGCCAATGATGGCTTTCTACCTGAATGGGCTGAGTTTTTTACAGATCCTGGTGTGAGTTATAATTTTAATACTGGTGCTGATGTAGAGCTTGCTCTTGCTGCACTTGATGTAATTGAAAATAATAAATTCATTTATGACCCAGATTTTGTAAATGGTCCATTTGGTACAATTTCAGAAGATGATTTATTACGTCATCAATATGAATTTGAATATATTATTGATGCGTTTAAAAATGCGGATGATAAAACTATTCCTATGATGGCATTTTTTGAATGGGCTGAAGCTTTACATCCTTATATTCAAGAAGATTATGTAACTAAATGGGAATCTAAAACCGCAGAAATCGAAAGATATGAAGCATTAAGCAAATGGGATCAAGCAAAAGAAGATCTAAAATTGTATGCTGCTAAAATGAGTTCTTATGGTAGTTATTCTAGTCAATTTGCTGAATATGCCAGAAAAATAATTAAACGTCTTGATTTTATGACGGAAAGTGATAAAGGACTTTTGTTTGATAAACTTCGAGAATTTAATTCTTTTGAAGATATTAGAAGAAATTTAGATGATGTAATGGATTATGCAAAAACTCTTGGTGATATGTCTGAACGTAGACAGTTGGCAAGAGATATTGAATATGAAGTTAAAGCAACTATTCATACTTGGGAAAATGGTATTAAGAAAACTAAATATACTTATCCTGCAAATAAATTGTTTGAAACTCTCAGAGCAATCAATAAAATGAAAATTGGTGCGATTCAAGATTTGTATGATGCTATTTTGAACGAAGAATATACTCCATCTTATGAAGCGGATTCTATTCATGATGAGGATTATTTTAAGATTATTCAAAATGAATTTGTTAAATTTAAAATAAATGGTGCAAATTATTCTACTACAGAACAGTTACAAGATTTATTAAATAGAATCCGTGATGCAAAATTCACAGCAAAAGTTGCTAGAGATGAAGCTGATTTTGAACGTAGAATGCAGGCCATAAATATTATTGATTCTTGTGCTAAAGCTGTTGATGCTCATAAAGGTAAAGTTTCTAAAATTGAAAAATGGTATAGGCATGGGTTTAATTTAAACTCAGCTTTAGAAATGATTTTTAATAAAGAAATCAAAAATCAATTTTCCTTAGATTATTTGTATGCTCAAAAAGATGCAAGAGTTGGTGCTGATAGAGATGTTGTATTAAATAAAATTGCTGATGTTTGGGGATATAAAGGACCATTTAAAAATATTCAATTATTCAACAGATTTATAAATATGACTAAAAAAGAGTTTACGATTAAACAACGATATTCTCCTGATATTGTAAATGGTGCTTATCGTATTACTCATACTGATCCGGAAACCGGTAAAACTTATCAAGATAAAGTTTTAAATTTGAGAAAGGATAATTTAACTCATGATGAGTGGTTACCTGAATTAGTTGAACTTTCAAGAATGGAAGTTTTATATTATTATATTCAATCAAAAAATGATACTTCTTATAAAATTCTTACTGATATGGGTGATGAAACAACTCCGCCAAAAGGTCAGTTTGATAAATTTGAATTTGATGAATTGATTAATAATTTAACTCCTCAGGAAAAACTTATGGGTGATATTCTTCAACTTGCTGCAGAAAAATATTATCCGGAATTGAATCGTTATCATATTAAAAAATATCATACTGAACTTGGTAAAGTGAATGCATATTTTCCTAGAAAGTCTGAAACTCAAGATATTAAAGTTCTTGAATTGTTTAATGACTATGTTCAATTCAATACAAAACAAAAATTCCAAAAACAAAGAACTGCAGGTCCTGGTATTAGAATTGCTCCTGCAAATCCTGTTGCCGTTCTATTTGATCATATTGAAAAATCAAATACTTTAATTGTTATGGGTGAACAACTTGATTTAATGAATAAGGTATTTAAAGACACTAATCTTATTAAAAAAGTAAAACTTGTATTTGGAGAAGAAGTTGCAAAAGAATTTATGCAACAAATTACTTCTAATTTATATTCAGGTCAAGTTAGTACAATTTCTGAAGCTGAATCATTTATTGCAAGTGTTGAAAATAATGTTATTAAATCTCAAATCTTTTTAAAACCTCAAGTCGGTTTAAAACAAGTAATGTCATTTATGAATTATGGGGTGGGAGATGAGTTTGTATCAGCTACGGATTGGTGGAAAAAATTCGGCCAACAAACTTTTACTCCAAAAGAATGGAAAAATAATATTAAATACATGATGAATATTCCATATCTCAAAGATAGATTTGGACGTGGCGGTTCTACTGATGCTTTAAAACGTCAGCTTGAACAAAGAATGTTTGCAAAAATAAGTTTGTTTGATGAAATATTTTCTGCCAATGTTAGATATGGTGATATGGGGGCAATTATATTAGGTGGTAAACCTTATATCGATTGTTTACTTGATAAAGGTTATACAGAAGAACAAGCAATAAAAATTTTTATTGAAAAAACTGTTAATGATCAACAATCAAGTATTCCATCTACTTTATCTAATATTCAAAGAAATGCAGCAAAACAACCGTTGGCAAAAATGTTTTTTGCTTATCAAAATACCCCGTGGCAGTATTTTAGAACTGCAGCAAATTCTATTATTAGATATAAACAAAACCCTAATAAACAAACTGCCTTGAATATGGTTAAGTTAACCGGATTGTATTTATATGTATTTCCTCTATTATTTAATTTAGCATCATCATTATCTCCTATTCAAGCTTTAGATGGTGATGATGAAGAATTGAAAAAAGATTTTTGGAAATCTATAATTGGTGGTATTACATTTGTTCCAATAGCCGGTATGTTTATAAATTCTATTTATTCAGCTTTTCAAGGTGAAAGAGCTTCTACTGGTAATTGGTTTGATTCTGCCGCATCAAAAGTTGGCGGTGCAATATCTAAAACAAAATCTGGGGATATTACTCCTCGTGATTTGTATAATGCTATTTCTCTATTTGGTGAAGCTTCTACTGGTGTTCCAATGACAACAATAGGAACTGGTGTTACTGGTGTTGGTGATATCGTTCAAGGTGATATTGCTAAAGGCTTATTGAAAGTCGGCGGTTATACAGATTATAGGGCTAAGAAAATTACAGGCGAAAAATAATATAGGAGATTGAAAAATGATTCCAGATCAAGTACCCGTAAATAATTATTACGGGAATAATTTGGCGACTAGTTTTGACTTCAATTATTACATTGAAAATGAAGATCAATTACTTGTTACACATACAGATTTACAAGGTATTGTCACTTACCCTCAATATGGTATTGATTACACAATTACAGAATTTGGGGTTATGGGTGGTAGTAGTATTGTTTTTCCTATTGAAGATTCAAAGTATTCAGTTTTAGCTTGGGATCAAGAAACTGATAAAAAAGAGATCCTATCTTTAGCTTTAAACCTTCCGTTCTCTCAAGAAGCAGAATATGAAGAATCTGGGAAATTAAATAAAAAGAATTTAGAAATATCTTTGGATTATTTGACTCGGCTTTGTCAGATAATGCGTAGATATCTTGAACGTTGTGTAAAAGTTCAAGAAGGTGATTCTGCAACTCCTGAAGAATTGATGGAAACTTTAAATGAAACTCAAATTAATGCTAAAAATTACGCAAATCAGGCTAAACAAAGTGCAACAAATGCTCAAGAATGTGCAGAGTTTACTGAATTGAAATCATTATATATAGATGGTAAAGTTGCAGAATTTGAAAATCTCCATGAAGAATTTTCTGAATTGAGGGATGATAGTATAGCTGATATTGCCAATCTTGTTGATAATAGTCTGAATACAATCAACTCAACTGGAAAAGGTTATGACAACTTAACCTATAGACACACCACAAACTGTCTTTTAGAAGCTCCTCAACGTATAAAATACGACTTGACAGATGGAACTCTAACAGTTAAAGCAGGTTCTGTTGTAATCGTGCCTTATGGCACAGAGGATTTAACAGCAATAACTGAAGATGATGTGTATGTTAAAATGCAACAGTCTAGTTATAGTGAAATTCGTTATTGGTATATCAAAAAAGCTGATGCAGATATCTTATTTAAGACTTTTGAATTTAAACAAGGGCTTATATTATACAAAGTTAATGATGATAATTCAGTAGGTGATATTGACGATACTGTTACTCTATATGATTACTATCAAGGCATTATATATAAGGATACACTAGAGCCTATATATGGTAGTGAATATTCAGTTTTAACAAAAGGTAATTGTTATAAAAAGAATGGTGCAGATGTTAAATTCGATTATTATTTCCACATTCCAAATACTATATACTACTTTGGAACAAATAATATGGAAATTGACTCGGATAACGATTTAAGCATATACAACGAAGTATTTACCTTTGATGGTGAAAACTATGTAAGATTAGAAGGTTATATAGGCTATTATAATCAAGGTTGGTCTTGGTTACATGACCCACAAGGTAATATTGTATTTGATAATGGCGAATGGTCAGGTCAACGTATAGAAGTGTTAAATACAGGTGGATTTTCTATCGAGGATACTTTTATCAATGAAAATTTTAAAGTCGCAGATATGCAATATGCCAAAGATATTGATGGTAATTACAAATTCTTTGTTTGGGCGGAAGTGGAAGAAGATATAGTTACAGTTTCTAGTGAAACTGCTGACACTTATGAAAGACCTTTGTGTATAGATATTATCCACAATAGATTAACTTGCACAATGAATACATCAAGTAGCTCGGAACAATACACAGGGACAGCTAATGATATAAGATATTTAACTAACTTAAACACAATAGAATTTTATTCTAATGGGGTTTATACAAGTAATTGCCTGTCTTTACCTGTACTGACAGTAGTAGCTAATGGAATAACTCTACTTGGTTCAGTTGCCAAAGTTTTCAATAGTATTGGCCACATTGGTTCAACTATATGGGTTGATAAAGGTGTTAAAGGCTTAATTAGAAATAAAAGAAATGATGATGGTACATATAATAATATTGAACACACTACATCAACTCTTATAACAAGAACATATACAAGCGAAACCTTTAATGATTATCCATTATGGGTAGGTCAAGACGGTGTTATAGCTTGTGTACCTACAGTTACAAATTCAATAAAAAGCGGTTACTTTGGAATTTTTGAAGATGAAAATATTATAAAAGACCCAAATAATAATCAAGTTCTTGCTTTTGATGTTGGAATGGTATCTTATTTATCAGGTTCAATTGTTTCTTTTAATATTAAACAGCCGTTTAGAGCTGCAGACTTTCAAGATGTTGTTAAAAAGTCGGGCGATACTATGACGGGGGATTTGACTATAGAAGGGAATTATACCCCTCGATATTATTTGAAAAATACTAGTTTAGATCTTGATAATTTAACTACTCCTAGTGCAAATACTGTTTTGGGTGGTATTAATATTGTTGATAATGATGAAGATTATATCGCATATTTACAGTCTACACTTGCAAATACAGGATTGTTATATACTTCTTTTGGCACTAGGCGCAAGATAAACGGACAAGATGTAACAGCAAGTTTATCTACAAGTATTGCTGAGGATGGAACTGCTTATGGAAACGCACCTAATTACACAATATATACAGATAGTTCAAGTAAAATAGTCACTACCGCATTTTTAAAAAATGTATTAGCAGGTAATGGCTATGGATTAATGAACTTTACAAAGGTTTATGGTGCAGGTGGTTTTAAATTAGCAAACGGGATAATTGTTAATTGGGGTTCATTTGAACCTACATCAAACGGCCAAGAAGTCACTATTAATTTTAAATATCCGTTTAGTTCTGCATATTACCATATCGTTTATTCAAGAAATACAGGAACTACAACAACTAGTACAGCTTATTTACCGTGGACAAGACAAAGGGCAACTACATCAGCAAAAGCGTATGCGCCTTCAATAAGCGGTTATACTTGGGTGGCTTTTGGATATTAAGGAGAAAGAATTATGATATATGAATTAGGACAAATAATAGAATTTACAAATGAATTACCCGATGATTTATTAGAGTATTTAGATGCTAATAAATACTACTTAGTTGAAATTGAGCCGATTGATGATGTTAGACGTGCGATAATTGCTGAACTTTCAAAACCTACAGCAGAAGAAAACAAAGCAGAGTTTGAAAGCAAGTTTTTTGAGATTGAGGGTGTTGGATACTATCGCAAACAGCCAAAAGGCTATCAATCAGCGGTAGAAAGTATTAACACCGCGTTTAATATGGTAACGATTTTAGGCTTATTGCCTGCTAATACTTTAACCTTTTACACTGCTCCTGATTTTGCAGATGCGGAACAATGTACAGAAGAATGGTTAATTGATAACTCATTTAAAAATGAAGTTATGACAGCTCAAGAGTTTGGCGAATTTTACGCTAAGTTTATGACCGCTTGGAATACACAGGAGCATAAATAATGCGAGTAAAACCAGTAGAACACAAATTTGGAAAACCTAAACCATACCCTGTGAGTTTTGGTGGGTATAATTTCCCGCTAAAGAAGTTATTTAGGCAAGGGAAATTGCCTAAAGATTTAATTGATATTGGTGGTAATAAAATCACTCAAGAAAACTTATCAGGTGACCATATTATTCCTAAATCTAAAGGCGGTAAATGTACCAAAGAAAATATGATGATTGCTACAAAGCAATTTAACAATCTAAGAGGAAACAGAGATTTAAAAGAGGTTGTAACTCTTGAAAATGCAATTAAATGGGCAAATAAATATTTTGGTATTAAGGTTGAAGGGTTTGATGGCACAGAGCACGTAAAAGATGTTTTTAAAGCTTTAGATATAAAAGTGTAAAGGGGTGGTATAATGAAAAAGTTTTTTAGGGCTATTACAGCTCCTATTATTTTGCTGTTCAAAACATTGAATGGAGCAAGAGAATTTATTGAAGATAGAATAGCTGATGTTCTTGATAAAGTTCAAGCTAATGAGAGCTTTGATAGTGTTGAACGGAAAGTTATCAAGGCAGGTATTAAAGCAGGAATAACTTATTTCTGTGGAAGTTGTCCTTTGGATAATGAAAAATTAGATGCTATATCGGAAACAATTGTTGAAAAAGGCATCAATAAAATCAATCCTGCAATTTCAAAACAGTTAAGGAAGTAATTATGATTAAATATGAAAAAATTTTTTTTAGAAGTATGTTGAGGGAGCAGCTTAAAGGTTGGATCGCTGAAAATAAATTAAAACTTGTTGGAAGTGCAATATTTACTAAAGGTTGTTCTTTTACTGCTAATATTGTTACTTGGGCTGAAGGATGGAGATGTTCAGATAAAAAAGCTTTTAGACCATCTCATACCGGTTCAATTATTGAAAAAGATGGCCAACTTTTTATTTTTGATATGAAGCCACCACGTGCAGCCCTACAACCACTTGAAAAATATTTATGGATGTCCAGGGAAGATTTTGTACTGATATTACGAGATTTTGATTTGAATTCAAAAATGTTTTCTTCGAACTTGTTATATCAAGAAGGTAGAGGTTATCCTTATATGTCTGCTATTCGTAGTGTTTTTTCTAAAAGACAAACCAAATGGAATTGTCATTGTAGTGAAATGCATATACGAGAGTTGCAAAAACAGGGATTATATCTTGATGTAAATCCGGAAATAACACCAGATGAATTATTACATTTGATGGAAGGTGGAGATGTATAA